TTTCTTAAAGGCCTCTTGTAGTTTTAGACTACCATCAGCAGCAGCCTCGATTGTGTTAAAGAAAGATGTGATTACTCTTTCAGCATTTTCAGCCTTACCTCCTGCTTCTTGTAGAGCATTACTAAATGCACCTATTCTTGCTACACTAATACCTGTGGCATCTGAAAGATCTTGTAGGCTTTCGGCCATACGCAAAGCACTGACTACAAATGCTCCCATTGCTGCTAATGGAATAGCAGCAGCAAGTCCATTAAGTCGGTCTGTGGCCGCACTGACATCTGTGGCGAGTTTTTTAATATTATCCGCACCATCGGTTTTTATTCTTAAGATAAAATTCTCTACGGTTGCCATAGGTTATCCTTTACTGATCTTTTCTATATATTTGATTAGGTCATTGGTAGCAGGCTCACTCATACCTTTAGGTGCCTGAACACTACCCCGCATCTGACCATCTCTAAATCCACGACCTTCATCTAATACACGAGCATAATCATAATTTGTCTGTATTTCATTCTTACGCAGTTTAGTATTACGGAAGGCATTACCGGTTCGTTTAGGTGTATAGTATCTAAATCTTTTAAAGGCATAATCAGCCAGTTCATCTTCTTTTAGAAGTGAATTAAGTTTATCTAATCTACTCTTTATTTCACCACTCACGATTTTGTCCTTTGAACAATATTGATTAAATCTTGTTCGTTATATAGTTCGGGATCATCAGGATTATTTTTATGATTTTCCCAAGTCATCATTACATCTGCTATCATAATGTCATAGGTAGTGGCTCTATCAATAACTTCACTGGGAAGCATATGATAGGTCTTTGCCAGATTACCTACGGTTATCATTACTGCTGTTTCCCAACTTCCTCTGTCGATAACTTGGTTTTTGACTTTCCCAGAACTTGATTAATCCTGGTTAAGATTGCCAAGGTAATATCTACAGGCAGTATTTCATCTTCTTTTAGAATATGATGACCTTCTTGATTTAATAGTATCTTTGATAATACACGATTAAATTGTTCAGTGTCAGCAACATTCTGACTACGATAAAAATCGAAATAGGTCATTATGTCAAGATGGTCTCTCATCCAGAAACTAATGGCTTCACCATATTCCTGAAGGATTTCTTCGTCATCTATGACTACTTCTATTAACTGGGGTTTTTTTGCTAACTTCGCTAATTCCATTATGCTTGGTCCTTTCTATCTTTAACGATGTGAAGTGCTAATAGAGCAAACTTCAATCTACTATTAATCTTTTCAGCATCACCTTGTAGGCAACGCAGTTCATTTAGGCTTTTTGCGATTTCGGCCTCCATACTTGCTATGAGGTCCCTATCTGAATAATCTTTTAGATCCATTATATATCCTTTAATCTATAACAATACTTATCGAGCATAAAAAATAAGGGCTCATTAAGAGCCCCTATTCTCGACCTTTTTAGATTACCTTATACGGTGCCAGAAGTGATATCACCATCTACTGCGAGAGTAATTGGAGACACCCATACTGGGGCTGTAGGATTCACCGTTGGGGCTAATCCTGTTAGATAACCTGATCCACTAACATACTTGGCACCTGAACTGCGTCCATTAAAATAGACACGGAAATATACCAAGGTAGCATTATTGGTTAGACTAAAGATACCTGAAACACCATTTGATCCTGTGAAGAATGTGGTGTCATCAAGCACAAAGTTTCCGCTGATGCTGTTGTTTGCTGGGGTAGGAACGGTTTTGGTACTGAAAGTATCTAATTGGTTCCATTGAAAAGTTCCCACAGCATTGTTGATAGTGATGTCTTGTAAGGCTGGCACTACATATCCGCTGCTGGTTGTTGAGATCGTAGCAGTTGAGATTTGTAGAGTAGCCTGACTATTAACACCAGAAACATTGATGTATGCCATTTATTTTTCCTTATGTTGTTGCGACGCGAATTCTATACTCGAAGGTATAGACAATCACATCTTCGTCCATTTCCACAGAGTAATCACTTTCTTCATCGAAATTAACTACACCTGTGCTACTCTTTGCGGTTAATATTTGTAGAACAGCCGAATCAGTTTGACTGGGAGGGTTTTTAGCGTCCAAGGCAAGATAGGCTCTACAGGTATAAAGATTCTCGAAGACTTCCGAACCACTCAATACAGGAAATAATGTGCCCTGTTCGAGAAATTCTTGATCAACATAGATTTTCTTCATATTTTTTCTATATAGGGGTTGCCCATTTTGACTCCACGGCAATTCCTGACTAATTGAGAATTGAGTCAGTGTTGCTATGGCTGTGGTAATCCCTGATATAATACCTGCTCTCATTATCTTACTCTGGTTAGATTAACACGAACGGGCATCTTCTCGGCATTGGTAATAATACCTGTGCCATCGAAATCATACCAGTCGCCCGCATCAATTAATGTGCGAAATAATGTCCCGAATTTAGCCTGATAAAATCCTATCTTACGATATTCTGCGTTATCTTCATTACTGAAATCTGCTACCTTGGGCAGTAGATATTCATATAACACAAGATATACACATAGATCTGTCCAGTCTTGAATACGAGCCTTAAACTTATTAGCATTTGGCACAGGAACATCTATAAGTCCCTGTGTGCTAACATTTGTTGAGCCCTTATCCGCTACGAGAAAATATGCCTGCCACCAGTTTGTATCCTTTATCATATAAAGAATCTTTTGTGTGGCTCGCTCGCCGAAACCATCTTCATCATCTACTAATCCGGCATCAGCAATGATTTCATTAGCCTCGAAGACACGACTATCTCTGCTAACACAATCCGTATAGTCGCAGAAACTTACTACGCCTGTTCTATCACTAATAAAAGCCATTGCTGTTCTCCTCTATTAATCTAAATCTGTTTCCGCAGTGATCTTAACACCGTGCGTGCTCTGTAGAACACTGGCACCCATAACTGCTACCACACTCATATCTGTAGCACGATTCGCTGGTAGATATAGTGTGTTAAGAGTTAGACCGCCACGCTCTGCAATGCCCACTGCTGTAGGTGCGAACACACCGTTAATGAAAGCAGCAGAAGCAGGATCATCTGTTCTGGCCTTGACTAATGGCGATTCTATAACGGTGACCCCCCCGATACTACCAATTACTCCGCTTAATAGAACATTATTGCCTACACCGCTTAATGCTGGGACAGCAGTAAATGGTGCTGTTGCAGCAGCAGTGCCATTAAATGATAGAGTTGTGGTTAGTTGTTTCTTTAGATAGTAGGCACATCCTGGATGAACAACTGCGTAGTATGGACCCATTACCTTGGCTTGACGCAGAGTTGCAGCAGCCTTCATAATAAGTTCTACGGTTAGTTCTGTAGTTGTGGAACCGATATCAGTTGAGAAACTATCGAACGCAGCAAAGGCAGTGGTATCGAAACTTTCGCCGATAGCACGACCAGATACTTCTGCTAATTGGGCCATTACATCACCATAGGCACTATCCTTAAGCATATCTGTGACACGGCTATAATAAATGTGTTCATCTAATGTAATCAGTGCTTGACTTGATGTAGTATCTCTTGCTGTAGAGGCCGTTCCCTCACCGATAACACTACTTAATTGGGCTACTCCCTGTCCCCAGATAGGAACTTGAGCAACCTTACCCGCATTCATAGGAACGGGGAAGACTTTCATAAGATTACGAGCCACTGATGTTTCGTAGGCCGCAAATTCCGCATCAGTGACGAAGTTTGCGTAAAATTGGGTATTCCAATCTGCTTGATTAGCCATTATATTATCCTTCCTTTAAGTTAATTTATCGACCCTTCATTTCGCGATATAATTCACGCTGTTTAGGATCACGCATATTCAATTTTGTAGGATCAATTTTCGCAGGAAGGTTGCTGATATTACTACGGCTGTTGGTTGTTGCTGGACCAGCGGCACGAAAGTGTAGGTTGGTATCTAAAAATTCACGAACTAAATCTTCTACTTGATAGGGCGTGCCCTTATCACTATAACGAGTAGATCCCTTGTCGTCCATAATTTCTACTTCACCCGCATCATTAACTCGAACAAAAGGTTTCAGCAGTTGTTTGACCTGCGTAGGATTCACAGCACCTAATTTAGCGGCTGTATCTACCAACGGCATATCAACGGTATAATTGCGTATAATATCATCCCTTTTACGAATTTCTTGATCTTTCTTTTCTGCTAACTCTTGAATAATCTTATCGAACTCACCACGCTTTTTAGATTCCTCTGTGCGTCTGCGTTCAGATTCTTGTTTGAGTTGTCGCAGTTCTTCCACATCTCCTAAATCTTCATATTGTTTAGATAGTTTTTTAGTCAGACTGCTTCGCATTCTGGCCATCATATCATTTACTTCAGATTCAGTGAATGTCTTCTGTGCCTGGTCTTGTTTATCAGACGATCCAGTATCGTCATTTGCCAATGTTTCTGTGTCGGCCATTGTTGCCTCGCCTTTCATAAAAAGTATTTGTGATTACTATTTATTGAACACTGGATTTTTTGCTGTATTTTGTGCGTAATTCTGCGAGTCTTTGTCTATTCTGTTGTATGAGGCAGGGATGAGGAGTAGAATGATTAGCGAAATCAGGATGACTCCATAACCATTCATTTAGTGTATCTCTATTTTCTAAATCAGTGGCTAATTTTTTAAGTCTGCGGGGATTGAGATCACAGATATAGACCCTGGCCTCTATGGGAGGCTCTAATGCGATTCTATATCCCTGCCATCTAACTATTTCTATAAGGTCTTTCTTAAAGGCAGGTAGGCTCCAGGGGCAGACATTCCGTATGCTCCTGAAATATTCTAACCAATTAGCCTCTACGACCTGGCTTTTTTTTCTTACCACGATTACCTGGCATAATAATAATTCTCCTTTAGTAAAATAGCGTTACCTTTGCTGGTGCTGTTGCAGTAGCATTTAACACATTAACTATTTCTCCCATACCTATACTAATAGGCTGTGTCATAACACCTGCTGGAATATAGGCAGTAGAAGTTGTAGCAGTAGGATTGGCTCCTACAGCAATATGAATGCCAACTTGACTGACTATTTGAAAGTTTAAGGCCTGTATTGCTGTGCTTGATGTAGCAGCATTAGCAGCCAGAGTAATTACTTGACTATTATTTAGATTTAATATATTCATTTTCTACCTACCTTTAAAAGTGAAACGATACTTCTGTGATTTAGGTGCGGCTTCACGAGCAACTGACAGGGCTATGGCCACTGCTTGCCTTTGACTACGACCTGCTTTTATTTCTGTTTTAATATTTTTAGCGATAGTGTGTTCGCCATAACCTTTTTTAAGAGGAATTTTATTTCTCCTTACTAATCATCTACGTGAATATAGCCCTGTTCCATATAGGCTATGTGTTCTTCTTCTGTTCTTGCTATAACTTCATCCCCGGTTTCGGGATTTATCATAGTGTGTGCTTCGAATAGGGGTTTAGCAGGTAAGGTTTCCGCATTTAAGGAAACATATTCAGGCATAATAAGATCTGCGTCCTCACCTAATACTTCTAATATCTCGTGATCAATTGCCTGTAGAACACGAGCATCAGTAGCAGCAGATTTAGCACTGACTAATTCTTGTATTTCTCTATTTGTGTCTCTAACATTGAAACTATCTGGATACTTAATTTCTCCATCCCAGGTTAGACCTTGATAGATACCGAACATTTTCCATATCTGTTCTTCGGCTAATTCTAAATTATCTGCCACGGTAGATAAGCGAGCATTTAATAGTTGAAACTCTGTTTCTAATGCCACACCACTCATTTCTCTTGAGGCAGTGGCTCTTATACCACCTGTGTTAGCCATACGATCAATGGCCTGAATAAGTTTATCCTGTGTAGAGTGAATACTGCCCACTGCTGAACTTGAGAATTCTAACGCATAGGGATTAAGTCCAGGATCACTGCCCTGTTCTAATATGATAAGTGCTCCTGCTCCTGCTCCGACCTGTGCGTTAGGCGGCACTACTAATGTAGGATGTGTGCCTAATCTAATTGCCTGTTCATTTTCGCTGTTCATATTATACAGCATTTTTTGAACATCTGCTATATCATTAATAACACTAACGCCTATGCCTTTTTCTATACTACGCTCATTGTAGATTAACACAGCGGGTATTAGACCTAAATCATTAGGCTCAATGCTGCGAATATTAGCAGTTCGTTCGATCTGATTCATTTCCCAGGTTTCTATTGTATCAGGACGCCATATCTTAACTACCTGAATACGATCTATAACTTCTTCTACATATTTTAGATAGACTAAATCATAGGCACCTGTGGGTTTTCTACGCCAGGTAAAATCACTGACCACTAAAGGTGTCATAAGATTTATATAGGGTCTGACACCTTCTTCCATCTCCTGCTGCTGCGTAGTAGCACCTACATTGGGTTTGGTCAATATAGCCCAGCAGTGTCCGAATACTCCGCTCCAGATGGCGACCTGTTTCATAAAATCATCGAAACTGCGACCTTCATAATCGCAGTCCTTGAGAAATGCTTCTACATCCCAGCGTCCCGCCCAGGATTCGAAATCTCTATCTGGATTCTGTCTAAAGAGGAAACTAATATAGGTTTGAATAACTGATTGACATTGATTATCTAAAGGTGTGTTATATAATCTTTTCTGATATTCACCATCATTCTCTAATTGATAACGAGTAAGATGTCCTGCATCGCGGTACTCCTTACCACCTACATAACTTTCATAGAGAAATTCCCATCTGTCTCTATATTTTAAATAGAGTTGATGTGTGGTTGATAGTGCTATATAATCTTGCTGTAGGGTAAAATTACTACTGGCCATTTACATTTTCCTAAATGTGTTTTGTGGGACTTGACTGCCTAATTTATGACCCCACATTCGAATCTCGGGCTGATGATTTTGAGTTCTTATAGGGAACAAATAATCCACCATATACCTTAAGGCATCAGCCATATGATCATATCCTGAATCTTTGTCTGGAATACTGGTGCCGGCTTTATAGGTCAGTTTCTCCAGGCATTCTATTATGTATTTACAAGAGGGGTTGATAAACAGAGTAGATATGCCCGTTGAACTGCGTAATTTAGCATTAACAGCATTCACTCCATCTCTAATGGCATTGTGTGAGTGAGGTGCTAATACCTTAAAATTAGCAGATCTCAATATGGTATGATCAGTTCTACCCCCCGCACTTGACCTACGCTGTGCTCCGGCAGGATCGGGGTAGGCTATTATGCTACTATTACTATAACGGTTTTTTATTTCTTGCACTAACTCATCTGTATTAGATCCTAATATTCTTATTTCATCTATAACCCAAAGTTCATCACCTCTACGCACTGCTATGACAGCACTCATTGGATCTATATTAAAATCTATTCCGATATGTAGTTGATCTAATTTAAGACTGTCAGGAGTTCTAATGTTATAGTTTCTATCGAAGGCATAGAACACGCGACCCGAGAAAGTTTCGAAACTGGCTTCATATTCCTGTCTAAAGGTTCTTATATCTAATGTGCGTCGTGCGGCTTCTATTTCTTCTTCGCTGACATTACCACCTTCTACGGTTTTGAAAGTGAAACGAGCCCATTCAGCGGGGTATTCATCACTTAAACTATAAAGATCATAGGCCCAGTTAAGACCTTTAGGTGTGCCTATAAACATAGCGTGGCCCATACGATCACTCAAGGTAGGACGCAGTGTTTCATACCAGGCTTCAGGATCTATATCTGCGAATTCATCTATAACAAGAAAATTAAGTCCTATACCACGAAGGTTTGATGCATCACCATCCGCACCCTTTAGACTAATCATACTATTGTTTTTAAGTTGAATACTTAATTCAGTTTCATTTATTTTTCTACACCAGCGTAGGTCTAATAATCTCTGTTTAAGTTTCTTCCAGGTAATCATTTTAGCCTGACGATAGGTAGGTGCCACATACCAGACTTCTTGATCTGGTAAGCGAGCATAATAACAGAGTTGTCTAATAGCCAGGTGAGTCTTACCGAAACGGCGTCCGGCTATGACTACCTTAAATCTGTGTGGGCTTGATACTATGGTCTGTTGAGGTATGGATAAGGGCATTCACTTATAGTCTTACTAACCAGCAATAACTGGGTGTTTCGAATTGAGAAAATAATTCTCTAACAGCCTTACCTACACAATAATCCCCTGTGTGATTGTAATCGTGTCCGGCTATGATACCACCAGGTCTCACTTTAGGCATCCAGGCTAATATATCTTTTTTAACACTTTCATAATCGTGTTGAGCATCTATAAACACGAAATCAAGACTTTGATCTTCATATAGCCCTGCTGCCTGAATACTATCTAAACGAATAGGATTAAAATGTCCTTCAACCTTACTCATATTCTTTAAGAATTCTTCGTATAGTGTATCATATATAACACTGGGATCATTAAGGTGTTCAGGTTCATCTTGACTACCTCGCCAGGTATCTACGCAGTCGAATTTTATATTTTTTCCTGAATTAATTATAGCAACGGTCATTATGGCAGCACTGCGTCCTCTCCAGGTTCCTACTTCTACGAAATGATAGGGCCTGGTGCTATTTTTAGGCACTAATTCAACTGCGTGTTTATATACCTGATCAATACCATCGCTCCATCCTTGTATATCTTGATAAAAATGATCCATTAGAATTCCTAATAATTATGTGTATTTTTTATATCTGTCAGAAATAATCATAGGTGTTGTAGTTCGCCACCTCACATTATGATGCAGTCTGGGATTTTTTCTATCCTTTAATACACCTACACTGACACTACTGGGATGATGAATAACGGTATAGAAACTCTTTACGTAAGTTCCTTGATCAAGATATAAATCAGTCATACCTCCGGCATTCTTTTGAGTCGTAGTCTGTAGAAGGCAGGCTCGCATAGTAGTTAAAAATATATTACCTCTACTACCTAATAATGTATAGGCATTCACATCTTCATTAATTCGACCCGTGAATTTAAAAGGTCTTTCTAAACCGCAGACGAAACTATTCATAGCCTTACGCTTATAGGGCGGGGTAGAAGGTTGTGTGCCTCCTATATAATCACCTCCTTGAGCAAGAGCCACGGTTAGAACAGGAGTAGTTTTGTAGAAATCTAATAAGGCTTGAAATATACGGTCTAAATTGCGAACTCTATTATATCCCCATTGATCTTTATGATCCTTACGCCAGTGCCAGTCTTGATAATCATCATCTAACTGAATAAAATAGGGAATATCTAATTCACGGGCAATATCGAAACAGACATTACGAGCATAGATCACACTCTTATAGGGTGGTCCGAAATTATCCGCACTATCAGTATAATCTATAACCCGTTGTTTATCGAAAATATAAACTTCATCGGGAAACTTCTTAACATATTCTTTTTGTGTAGGATCTTGATTATCAACTACTAAAATAATTCTACCAGTATAGCCTTGACGACGCAGACTGCTATAGGTTTTAACCGTGTTAGGTCTGCCGTGTGTTAGAATAAACGCACAGAAATCATTCACCTTCTTGATTTCCATATTCATCAATATAGCACTTTCTTAAATCATCATTTAATTTAACATAACCTAAATCTATAGCACGATTAAAATCAATAATAACAAGAGCACTATCTTCCATTAATTTTTGAACTTCTGGTACTGCGTGGCAATAGTATTCGGCTATAAGTTCATAATCGAATTCAATATGCCTATGAGCACTAAAGATTAAAAATTGTTTTATCTGTTCGGGAATATCAGCAGATTTTATATCATCAATAAGATTCAGGAATCGCTCAAGATTATATAAACTATCTAAAGCGGGTTCATCACCTCGAGGAGTATATAAGGGACTATCTACCTTTTTATTATAGATAGTATTTTCTTCACCTAATAGTTTATCTATTTCTTTTTGATCGAAACCGGTAAGTTCTAAATCAATATTCTCTAAATTCCTAAATTCTTCTATAAGCAGTTCATAATCCCATTCGGCATTTTCATTACTTCTATTATCCATAATTCTATAGGCACGGCATTGTTCAGGGGTTAGATCTCGAGCAACTACAACAGGAACACGATTAACACCTAATAGTTTAGCGGCTTCATATCTGGTATGTCCTACTACAATAATCATATCCTTATCTACTACGATAGGCTGACGCCATCCGAATTCTTCTAAACTTCTTTTAACGGTTTCGATTGCTTTCTTATTCTTTCTGGGATTACGATCATAAGGTTTTAGAACCTTAACTTCTAACATTTCAATATTCATTATAGGTCAGTCCAGGGCAGGGGATTATTTGCTTCAGTGTCAATAGGATTATCACTCATACCTAAATAGTTTTTCGCAAGGAATATTTGAACAGCAGCATTACCTTTTAGAGCATTAGCAATCATACTACGCCTCAATGTCTGCTTTAAGTTTTCTCTACCTTTTACGAGTTCTACCGCAAAGTTATAGCGAAGGCTGTCTTCAGCAATACCGAACCACGCAGCAATCTCAATATCCTTACAACCGATTTGGGCCAGTTTATATACTTCTTCAGGAGGGATAACTTTCTTATCTCGACCTACTATGCGGCCTTCTACTTCTTTAGTACCGGTTTTCGGTTCTTTTCTTTTAGGTGTATTTTCTGACATCTGTTATTTACTCAACGGCAAATAAACCATTAGGAAAAGATTATATTTTAGTGTATAATTAATGTATCGAACAACAAGGGGATGGACGGTAAGAGCCACCGTGTTAAACATAGATTTAAATCACAGAAAGCCCTTTCGGGCTTTTCTTATCTTGCTAACCAATAAGTTTTTAATACTAATCTTTTAATATGCTTACCTGGATCTTTTTTTAATTTCTTTAATAACATTTTTTCTTTGCTTCTGCCCAGACTATCATAATCACAAATGCCCCAATAAATTGCCTGTTTAATTTCGAATAATCCCTGTTCTACTGACACAATATCACCTAATTCAGCATAACCAAGATCACTGCTAACAATATGACTATCTCTATGCCAATTATTTTTTATATGATGATCATTTTCAATAAATTCACGGCAGGCTTCAATAACTTCAACATCAACATCTTGACTAAAGCATATAAACTTAAAATCTTCCCAAGTTGTCATCTCTAAATCTCCTATTTGTATTATAGCAGGACCTCTCCCGCTACAGAGTTATTATACAATAACATTATTATTTAGTCAATCATAAAAAAAGCCCGAAATAATCGGGCTTTTCTTATCAGTCAGGATAGAAATATATACTAAAAGAAGTTGCTTGATGCTTCAGACAGAAATATTGTCTCGATATTCGAGATCTCATAATGTCCTTACCGCTTTTCAATATTCGAAATAAATCAGTCTTATCTACTAAATCACCTTTTTCATCTACCGCATATCTATAAGGAGGACGGGGTCCGAGATATATTATTTTCAGATTCTTATATTCGGATTTCATCAACTCTTTCATATATTTTCTACATTCTTTCAATCTATCTATAGGTATCTGTCGCAAGACAGCGGTCATTCCGTCTTTCGGTAAGTTTTTCGAATCTAAATCTAACTCCTTATATAGATAGTTTCTTATTATAGATATATCTATCGGCTTACCTATAAATCTTATATTTTCTTTTCTCAATCTAAATCTCCTATTTTTATTATAGCAGGACCTCTCCCGCTACATAGTTATTATATAATAACATTGTTATTTAGTCAAGATAATAAATTGCTCGAAAAAAAGAAATAGGGGGATTCGGGCTCGCTCCCCCGGGCGATAGGTTATTTCAGCCCGCCGTCGGAGATTTAGACGGTTTATTTTCTACAGGTTATTTCTTTCGGTGAGTTAGGACATTGAAATGAGGAACAGCGTTGTAGTTCGCCGTTTATTCTCTGTGTGTATTCTTCTACGGAACAGCCCGTATCTGAACAGGCTGCTATTAAGAGACAACAAAGAAGAAGATATTTCATTTTGCTTGAGATAGGCAATGACTAATCTTTATAGTATGTAGGTCATAAGTAGGATATTGTGTAGCCTTAATATATTGAGCAATCTTTTCAGTTTGCGGGCTTGTCATACACTCTGTGGTTATTTTGCTCTTACCTGGAACAAATATATAAAGACAACCCACTATTATAGCCAGTCCGAATATAAGTTTTAGAATTTGATCCAGTTGATCATTAAGTTTAGCCCAGTTCATCGTAATCCTCTATGTGTTTGTATTTGTTTATTTTAACAAATATACAGAGATTAGTCTATTATACTTTAGTAGGGAGCAGAAACCCTTCCCCCAGGGATACCTTGAGTCAGCGGGTAGTTATCACTGCTCATAACACTCCTGCTTGTGTTCTGTGTCTGCGGGACTGATCCAATCATAATCCCCGTATTCTTGTAGAAAGTTATAGAGAGCACTTTCTTCAGTGCGGGCTCGAATCTGCTTGTATAGTTGTTGATCATTCTGTGTATAGGCAACTATGAACTCTTTACGGCAGTCTTTCACCGACATTCACCTATAATGGTCATACCATTGACTAATCCTTCCAGATTAATTCTATAGTCTGAATTTTCTGGTAGATAACCAGGAGGAGGTAAGAATTGAGGTGTAGGTTCAGTAGTTTTGGTATTTGTTTCAGTATTCATATTGATATACCTCTGCGATGGGTAGGCCTAATAATAGGGTTAATGTATGAGTGGCAGAGTTTTTTCTAATAGCATAGGCCTGTAGTTCCATTTGATAGATAAAATCTTCTTGATTGGCCTGTTTCAGTAGAATATCGCCAGCGGCGTTATTATATAACTCATAGGCATATATAATAACCCAATCAGGATTTTGCGTCATAAACTTCCCTAAAGACGCATTCCTTGACTGCCTCGCCGCCCACAATTCCCCGAACGATAATTTCGTCATAATGGTTTCGAGCAGTTCGTTTATTGGAGTAAGTGAAACGGGCGGTCTGCTGATTGGTAAGTTGTAGTTCGATGGCATAGTGATCAACCTTTTGTGGGTCTCGCAGGATAGCGGCTTTTTTCATAGTATGGTACCTTCTAATAGTTGTAGTCTGCGATCATATTCTCTTATTAAGAGTTCTAAATCCTGAATCTTTTCGCTTTGAAACTTCATATAATTTGACATCTTAATCTGTTGATTGAGAATATGAGCAACGGTTTCTAAATTGTGTTTGAGTGTGAGTTCGATTCGTTCTATTCTTGTTA